GTGACGGCGAGAAGTGCAGTGCCGTGAGCTGTGGTGAAGTGATGTGTCGTGACGGCGAGAAGTGATGTGACGTGCCGTGAAGCGTGGTGGTCTGTACTGGCGTGGCGGCGAGTTCTGCCGTGGGGTGCGGTGGTGTGCAGTGTAGTGACGGCGAGATGTGACGTGAATCTGGAATGCTGTGGCGTGACGGCGAGGAGTGAACGATGGAGAATGTCTGTCTCTTTTGCGGAGGCAATGCCGATGAGGAGGAGCACTACAGGTATTGCTGCGGGAGGCAGGGAGCTCGAGAAGCCGAGGAGCCGGACTACGACGGAGAGACCTATGAGCCGGAGCACGATCGAGCGCGATTGAATGCTCAGACCAAACGAGTCTGGACCGTCATGCAATCCGGCTCCTGGTTTTCACTCCGGGAGATTGCCGAGCGGACCGGAGATCCTGAAGCCTCGGTATCGGCGCGGCTCCGTGATCTCCGTAAGGAGAAGTTCGGAGGACATACGGTGGAGCGGATTCGAGCTCAGGATCGATCGGGATTGTTCTTTTACCGAGTTGTCGAGCCTCGACAATGAGCCGTTTCTATTACGACGCTGATGGAATCCGTCTCTATCATGGAGACTGTATCGACTTGTCGATCGAGTGCGATCTCCTCGTGACAGATCCTCCGTACGGAGTCGAGTACGCCTCGGCTTATGAATCCAGGACGCTATGGGGCGATATTGCCGGAGACGGCCGAAGCACTGACGATCGAGCGGCGATCGTCGAGCGGCTCAAGCTCGCGATCGCCGGACTCAAGGTCAAACGGCATGTGTACGTGTTCGGCCGTATTGATCTCACGTCCCTTCCATTAATCGGACATTGTGAGCTTATCTGGGATAAGGAATTGCTTGGACTCGGAGATCTCAGCTCACCCTGGGCTCCGCAACATGAGCCGATCACGTTTGCCGTTCACATTCCGCCAACGAGCGAACCGGGGAAAGGGAGAGGCAATCTGACGGCACGATTGCGCCGTGGTTCAATCCTCCGATCAGTTCGGGCGAATGCCACTGGAATCGTTAATCATCCGACAGAGAAGCCGATCGAGATCCTCCGCCAGATGATCGAAAGCTCCTCGGTAATAGGTGAGACTGTTTATGATCCGTTTGCCGGCAGTGGCTCGACGTTGATTGCGGCCGCGATCGAGGGACGCAAAGCCGTTGGATGCGAGATCGAGGAGCGCTATTGCGAGATTGCCGCTCGGAGATTCGCAACCGAGATTCCGCGATTGTTGATTGCGAGTGATTTGTGAGGAGCACAAACCGTGAATAGCGCGGAGTATGAGGCGCTCAGGATCAAAGCCTCGATCCATATCGTTGAGCTCGTCAACGCGATGACGGACGAGGGACTCCATCCGAAGGACTGGACGCTCATTCTCCTGCTGGCGGTCTCGAGGATCGACGCTCAGCAATCCGAGGCGGTCAAGATCGAGATTGTCAAAGCGTTATTCCGCTTGTTTTTTCCTGACTGCGATGTTGCGGTCAACAAAACGGTCTACATGTCCTCAGACTCGATCAACTGATGGGCCGCAAACCTGGAGCCGGCCGGCGAGCTCCGCGACGAATCGAGCGGACGATCGAGCCGGAGTACCTCGAGCCGCCTCCTGGCATGTCTCGAGGAGCGCGGCTCAAGTGGATCGAGACGGCGCCGATCGTGGCCAAACAGGTACGGCTCGAGACTGTCAGAGATTTTCTCCTCGCCTACTGCAACGCGTGGACGAAGTACGCGAAAGCGGACAAAGCGCTCGACAAGAGTCCTTATGACAAGAACATTTTAAGAGTATGGCGATCGACGTACGAGCTCGTCGATCGGGCCGCTCGGCATCTCGGACTGTCTCCACTCTCGGCGCGGCACGTTATGAACCAGCAAAAAGCCGATCGCGCTCTGGAGAAACAGTCGGGAACGTGGAGAGATCGAGTCGAGTCCTCCGATTCTTCGAGCGGCTCCTGACACTGCAAAAGGGACACTGGACGGGCCGTCCGTTCGTGCTCCTTCCCTGGCAGAGAGATCGCGTGATTCGGCCGATCTTCGATCGAGTGGACGAGGACGGACTCCGAATCATCCGGACTGCCTTGATCGGCGTGCCGCGGAAGCAGGGAAAATCTCCGCTTGCGGCCGGCTTAGGCTTGCATCTCCTCATGAACGACTCGGAGCCGAATGCCGAGATCCTGGCCGTTGCCTCCGACAAGATACAGGGTCGCGTCGTATTCGAGGAGGCAAAGCGAATGCTTCATGCGAATCCGTCACTTGCGGCCGAGTGCGACATTCAGAAGGAAATCATCTTTCATCTCCCAACTAATTCCACCTACGAAGTCGTATCGGCCGATGCGCAACAAAAGCATGGGCTCAATCCGCATGCCGTGATCTTCGACGAGCTCCATACCCAGGACAATCGGGAACTCTGGGACACGTTGACGACAGCACAGGGAGCCAGAAGACAGCCGCTCGTCCTCGCCTTTACGACTGCCGGCTTCGATTCCGCGTCTCTCTGCTACGAGCTCTTCGAATACGGAAAAGCCGTCGAAGAGGGACGGATTAGCGATCGATCGTTTCACTTCGTCTGGTACGGCGCCGAGAAGGACGACGATCCATTCCTCGAGGAGACATGGAAAGCCGCGAATCCGTCCTTTGATGTGACGGTCAAAGGATCGTTTTATGAGCGGGAGTTCCAAGCCGCTCGGTTCTCGCCGGCTCGACTGGCCGCACTCAAGCGCTTGTACCTCAATATCTGGACCGAAACGTCCGATGTATGGCTTGATATCAAGCGATTCCAGACAACCACGATTGATCCTGTCTCGTTCGAGGATTTTAGGGGACACTATGTCGCCGGAGGGCTCGATCTCTCGGCCGTCTCGGACATGACAGCGCTTGTTTGGGCCGCTCGGATCAACGGCCGCACGAAGGCGATCGCTCGGTTCTGGATTCCGGAAGAGAAGCTCAAAGATCCTCGGAACGGGAGTCTCTATCGCGCCTGGAGAGATCTCGGCTTCCTCTCGGTCACTCCGGGAGCAACCGTCGATTATGCATTCGTCAAGAAGCAAATCCTCGAGGATGCCGGCCGGCTCCTCGTCGAGCGGCTCAACGTCGATCGGCTATTCCAAGCGCACCAGCTTATGACCGAACTTGCCGACGAGCGCTTGCCAGTGCTTCCGATGTCTCAGGGATTCGCGAGTATGACGGCTCCCGCGAAGGAGCTCGAGCGGCTTGTCCTCTCCGGCGAGCTCTCGACAGGCGGGAATCCGATCCTCTCCTGGCAAGCCGGCCATACGGTGGCAGCAACTGACGCGGCAGGGAATATCAAGCCGGATCGGAAGAAGTCTCGAGAGAAGATCGACGGAATCATCGCGCTTGTGATGGCGCTCGATGGAGTTATGAGACTGCCGGCTCCGGCATCGGTCAAGCTCATGACCGTCTGAGGAGTGCTGATGTCACGAAACAATCGGTACATGACAGTCAAAGAGCTCGCGTACTCTCAAGGAGTCGATGCTCAAACGGTCCGACGCTGGATGAGGAGAGGATATTTAGACGTGCGAAGATTGGCTCCCAAGACTCTTGTTCGCGTCCGGCTCTCGAGGCTCGAGAGAACTCGAAGATAATCATTCAGAATCGTTCACTCTCGATCGGCTCCTTCTCTACAGACTGACAATCTCCGTCCTATGGACGGCGGATTCCTCTCTCGGCTCTGGGCCTCCTTCAAAACCACACTTACTCGAGCCGGCGTCCTCGGCAAAGCTCCGACGCAATCCTCAACGGGAGGCTATGGCTCGGCCGGTACGTCCGGATACTGGGGCGCAAGTAGGGAGTACTACTCGCAGTCCTACGAAAAGTATTACCGAACGCAACCCTTTGTCCGGATCTGTATCGACTTCATTGCCAGGAATGTCGCTCAGCTTCCCTGCCATGTCTTTAGACGTGAGGACGACGATTCGAGAGTCCGGCTCCGGACGCATCCACTCGCCAAACTCCTCGAGAAGCCTAACGCAGACACCGACGACACCTATTACGATCTCCTCGTCGATACCGTCACTGACTTTCTGATTTACGGACATGCGTTCTGGTTGAAAGTCCGCGATCCGAATCACTTCGAGCGGCTCTCTCTCTGGAGAGTCCCTCCTCGAGACATACAGGCTCGAGGCTTTCTCCGCGTCGATTCCTTCGTGATTCGGATTGCCGATCAGGACGTGACGGTCAAGCCGAAAGATATCGTCCACTTCGCGACGTATGACGGACTCTCCACACTCGAGAGCCTCAAGCCGCTGCTTGACGAGGAGTACGCGGCCGCTCGCTATCGGTTCTGGTATTGGGCCAACTCGGCGCGAATCTCCGGCATTGTCGAGCGGCCGAAGGATGCCGGCCGATGGACGCCAGAACAACGGGATGAGTGGCTTGGCTACTGGCGCGAGTTCTACCAGGGCTTAGGGAATCAGGGCAAGACAGCCGTTCTCGAGGACGGCATGACGTATCGGCAGCTTTCGTACTCGGCCGAGGAGTCTCAACTCGACGAGGCTCGGCGCTTCGTCCGGGATGCGATTGCGGCCGCATTCATGATTCCGCCTCCAATGGTTGGCATCCTCGAGAATGCGACGTACTCAAACATTGTCGAGCAGCATCGAATGCTGTACCAGGACTGCCTCGGACCGATGCTGGCCATGTTCGAGCAGCGGATCGAAGCCGACTTGCTGCCGGAGTTCAAGGACAAGACCGGGGTTTACCTGGAGTTCAATATTGCCGAGAAGCTCCAAGGAAGTTTCGAGGAGCAAGCGACGGCGCTGCAAGCGCTGACAGGCGGAACGGGAGTGCTCACAGTCAACGAGGCTCGAGCGCGGCTCAATTTGCCTCGGATCGAGAATGAGATCTACGACGTTCCTGCCGTCCCTCTCAACATTCAACTCGGTACTCCGGAGCTCCCGGTGCCGTTCACAAAGACAGAGAAGCCGGCTCCGGCTAGTGAGGGAGCGGTGCACTAATGCGAATCGAATTTAAGCGTGCCTCCTCGGTCGAAGTCGATCACGAAGGCAAGATCCAAGCGCTCGTCGCTGTCACAGGGAACGTGGATCGGGGCGGCGATGTCATTTTGCCGGGAGCCTTCACAAAGACACTCTCCGACTGGCAAGCCTCGGATCGGCCGATTCCGCTTGTCCTCTCGCATAACTGGAACGAGCCAGGAGCGCTCCTCGGCGAAGTCACGAAAGCCGAGGAGACCGGCGAAGGGCTCGTTGTCGATGCGTCACTCGATCTCGAGTTTCCTCCTGTCGCGCATGTGTTCCGGCGCATGCAAGCGAAGTCCCTTGCCGAGTTCTCGATCGGATTCATTGCTCGAGAGTTTGCGTTTCTCGAGACCGACAGCGGAGAGATCGTCCGAGAGCTCAAGGAGATCGAACTCCTCGAGTGCGGGCCGTGCATCGCCGGCCAGAATCCGGAGACGCGACTCATCGACTTAAAGTCACTCGAGAAGGACGACATCATAGAAGTCCTCGTTGAGAGGCTCGCAAAAAAGATTCAGGAAAATGCGATCGGCCGCATACCGGCCGGTCAAAAAGCGCTCGTCTCCGCCTGGACGGCGCGTCTAGCCAGGACACGGTAAAGCCGTGTCTCGAGGATCGACCAATGACAGCCGACGAACTCCGTATCCGTATCAAGGGACACTCCGAGGAGGCGCAAGCGATCCTTACGGCGGCAAACGGCGGAGCCG